CGGAAAGTGGAGATCATCGAATGCATATTCGACGCAGAGTGAGTCCAGCGTGCTGACACTAACTTCCATGGTCGCCTTATTAGGCTCCCGTACTGTAAGTGCGTGACAGTGCTTATCCCAGTTGGTTGGTATTCCTACTGGGGTTCCTGTCTCTGGGTCTATCCAAAATTCTTTCGAACAATATGGTACTCCAATTAAGGAGTCTTGCTGATGGTTGACTTTAAGAATGTGGCCAAATGAATTGACTGTTTCAGTGTATTCCTTTGCATCTAATAGGGTGCGCTCAATATTGTCATCTCCAATTGCATGAATTTTTTCTTCAGTGTAGTCAAAATAACCTCTACGTCTAAGGCATACTTCTATTTTCATCATAACTTGCGTACGAGAATTGTACGATAATGTTCTAAAGTAGCCTGAACGCATAATACCAGGGATTACTTGTTGGTAAATCAACCCATTCGTGAACACAATCTGCGAACAGCATGCGTATTCATGGCGATTTCTAGCAACAAGCACCCAAGTAGATTTCGGGTCATAATTGTTACAAAGTCTGAAGTCTAATTCCATACATAGATCTAACTCTTTCTTGTGCATTGTCCAATCCCATGATGAAAAGTCTTTGTGTCCATATTTGACTTTAGGTCCAATGTCAAGGCTGTGATATGCCTCAGCGTAACCACCATACAATGGCTGGAAACCAGCCTTAGTAGGTATTTTCTCTGATGCTAACACTTCTGCTTCGACAGCGTTGGTCCACAATAAACGATCCACTAATTGGTCAATCAGTGCAACACTCCATATAAGTCTCCATCTGTTGATCTCTGCTTTTTCTCTTGTGTGAGGCTCTTGTTTTACAAACAATCTAACTGGATCACCAGTGGGCCCTTTACAGAGCTCTCTGATACGTTTGATTGTCATGTCATACAAGACACCCTCACCAAGTGCTTCAATTACTTCTTTGTTGGTTGGGTACTGCAACCCAAGAGGGTAACCGGGGCTACCGTCTTGGTTAACATTTTGCAGTATCTGATGAAAGCGTTTACGAGAACACCAGTCAGTAGTCTGAGACCACCGCGCTGGTTGGTAAATGCTTTCTGTGATGTCCAAGATCTTTTCTTCATTCCAATTGAAAGGTGCTGTATTGATTCTTTTACAATGTATAGCAAAGGATTTCATCTCTGCATCAGCACTCATGTCAGGAAAGACTAAGTTGTCTGGGGTTGTGATCCCTTCGAATTGGACTCGAACAGCTTCATTGTTGCGCTCATGGAGTCTCTTTCCTCTGGAGACAAACTCGAATCCGTAGAAAGTTGGGACCTCAGCCTGTCTGCTTGGTCTTTGAGCAGGTACTGCGTCAATTGTTTCATTCGCTGTCTCTGCTCTTTCGCTTTTGTCAGGGCTGATTTCTTCTTCTCTTGGGGTGCCGGTGATTTCACCGGCACAAACGAGTTTTTTGGCTCCGGGTCTGAGGTAGGAATCTCCGGATTTCCATCTTTGTACTGTCCGATATTCACGACATCTTCTTCTTTTCCCAACTTGACTGATTCTTGCTTGTCTTTGGGCTTAGGAGGGATTGGAAGCGGTTTTGTAGGTGGAACACGTTTCTCAAATTCATTCATTTTCTGTATCAGGTTCTGAATCAATGGGTCTTGTTTCCAGGATTTCTCTTCATCATTCGGTGGTAAATCTACTGCAAGATGCTGCTGTACTTCGTACTTCAATTTCTTTCTCTGATCAGGCTTAGATGCCTTGAACGTGCGTGCTTTCTTTACAC